GGTCGAAAGGCCCGACAGAAGATCAGTCTTCTGATGGAAAGCCATCAAGGAAGGTTTCTCTTCTTATGTCACTTAAGTGTGATGTGAGTGGATTTTACTAACCAACCATGGCCTACATACCTAATGGTGCTAATGCAGGTCCTGAGACGAAAGCCAATGGGTGCTCCGAAAGGAGCGGAAAACCTCCTTGAGGGAGGGTGAGTCATCCTTTTCGGCGTTATGCTGGGAAGGAAGACCCCAAGAAGCTTAGCGCTCTTGTCTGTAAAGGCAGCAGGTACCGATCATGCGATATTCGCTCGGCTTATGAAATTTCTAGAAATAGATTGGGATTAAGTAAGTGAGGATGTTCGTAGTGTGAGGAACACCCGCAACGGTTCACACCCGTCTGACGACCAGTCAGCGCCTGCGGCCCCCTGGTGATCCTCCTTTCGGGGAGTCAAGCCAGGGGAAACCGAAGACGTCAAGTGTGCTCCTGGCCTGAGGCCTTCAAATCTAATACAACGCAATGATAAACATCTTGTTTAATATTATGAGAATGAAGAATTCTCGGGTTAGGTTGCCCACAAAACGTTGGCGACCGACCGTAAAAAGTCGGAAGTACTGGATTGCACCGTGCATAGCATGGTGTCGTCTGGTACTAGGTTATGTGTCTCGAAGCGCTGTTATTCAAACTACAGTCTTTACTGTGATTTGTATCCAAATTGGACGAAGAAGCGGACTAAAAGGTCTTACTCTTTACTTGAAAACCAGTCAGGTCCTGCTTATGCAGGCCCTTCCTGGGACGAAGTTCAGAGCAAGTTCGCGGGCAGTCGGGAAGACTGCAGTCGCTGTGTGTCATGACGGAATCCCACGTTGGATACCTTGCTTTGCAAGGCGTCTGATTCGGGCAGGACGGAATGATATACTTCGGCTGTGGTTGACCCTTCTGGGGACATACCGAGTAATCGAATATGTTGGAAAACCTTCCTTCAAAGACATCGTGTCGAGAAGGGCTCCCATACCACCTGTGGTGGTTAAGAGGTTCTGGTATTTCCTGACTCATCACTGGCTACCTCTTCTTGAGAAAGTGGCTAAATGGGTTCCCGAAGGAGAGCGTGGCGGCTTTGGTAAAGCTGTCCATTACTCTCTGGCACCGAAACGATATGACCCAAGGTTATCTGCATCCGCAGATTCTGTTAGGTTAGAGATAACCAATACAGAGGGCAAGAAGATGAATAAATACTATACATCTTTCGCAACACGAGCTAGCTCCGCTGACTCGTGGCTTCAAGGTAAGTTTGGGAACGACCTTTGGGTATATGCTAAGCATGTACTTGATCGAACTCAGCTGTGCATCCTTCGCGAGGATCTGCAGTTGATAGTAGATAGGGCTAAACTAATGAAAGAACAAGCACCTGCGGAGTTTTCTAAATTCCACGGCTCTGCTTCTAATTTTAACGGTCGTCTTGTAGGTCTACCTGAGCCCGCTGGAAAAGTGCGGATAATTGCCCTTGTCGACTATTGGACTCAGCACATGCTGAAGCCACTTCACGATGAGGTATTTGCGATATTAAGGAAAATACCGACGGACGGAACGTTCGATCAGCTTCGGCCGGTCGAGCGTCTCCTGAAGAAGGTTGGACCTGATGTTGTCATTTATTCTTATGACCTGAAGGCGGCAACAGACTGTCTGAGTATCAAAGCACAACAGATGATTCTGAGTGTGATGTTCAGTGTAAGACTGGCAGTGGCCTGGAAGAAACTCATTGTTGGAAGAGCCTACTGGTTCTTCGGACAATGCCATGATGTACCGGAAGGAATCTTTCCGCACAATGCGGCCGGAGACCGACTGAATACCTCTCGTGGAACCGGACATTTCCCTATACGCTATGCGCAAGGGCAACCGATGGGAGCTTATTCTTCATGGGCTATGCTAGCATTGACACATCATGCGATGGTCCAATGGGCTGCATTCATGGAAGGGAAGGTAGGATGGTTTGACCTCTATGCGGTCTTAGGTGAT